GTGATCAACTTGAAGGAAATAGAGATGTCCAAAAACAAAGACCGGGGAACTATCAAGTGGACTGCAATGATGCTTCCGGAACATGTAGCCATGCTGCGTGATTGGCACCACGAGCAAAGGAAAGTTCCTAAGCCTGCATTAGAAGAACAGCAGTATGAAGAATTTTCTTATACAATTGCTGAAGCGATGGAATATAACAATGAACTAACGATAACTTACTGGAAGAATGGATTTTATGAGGAATATACTGGCCAGGTTCATTACGCCGATCCAGTCACTAAGAGGTTACATATGAAGAAGAATGAGGATATTGAATATATACCGATTGACTGTATTGTTGCTATAAAGTGATTTGTCGAACAAAAATTGTATACTTTTGTAATTTTCTGATATATATTGGAATTAGGAGCAGAGGACTTAGCAAGGAGTCCTGGGAAAACTGTTCCGTAAAAGAGTGGGTATGGAGAAGTCCTGCTCTTTTTTATGGATAAAAGAGCCCGGAATTAACCGGGCTCTTTTTTTTGTTATGCACTCCTGGTACGCACAAAGTTCTCACTGGCCGTAATATAAAGACCGGATTTCAACTTATACATATCTGTATTACTATTTGCCACATTCACACGCTCTACGATTGTAAAAGCTTCCCCTCTTCTTACTTGACCGGATACTGCAGAGGCTGCAAATGATGGCCGGCTTCTTACATTTAATCGATCAACATTAACAATAACCAGCTGGCCTTTATCAGGCTGATAAGCTTGTAAAGCTCTAAATGTTTGCGGTCCTGGCACACCGTCAACAGCGATACCAGCTGCACGCTGAAAGTCTCTTACAGCATTACGTGTAATATCTCCGAACACTCCATCTGCGCCATACCTTCCCAGATCAAAACCTTTGTCAATTAATTGTTCCTGAAGACTACGCACAAGTGGTCCGCGTTCTCCATGCCTTAGTACTTGGCCTGTCCATTCTGTTATAGAAGGAGAAGGCTTGTTGCTCTTCGCCTGGCGCTTTTTCACACTGGTGAATATGGAAGCTACACCAGCTGCATGAGCTTCAGCAACCTCCCTTAGAAAAGCACCTGACTTCAGATGACGAGCATCGTTTGAGTTAGTGAGGAAACCACCCTCAGTAAGAACTGCCGTCATGTTCGTGTTTTTAACAACATAAAAACCTGCAGTTTTGGAGCCGCGGTCTGGCATTTTCCCACGGAATGCCTGAGCAAACATAACCCGGTGTATTTCTACATGGGCATCCCTTGTTCTGTTCGGAGCATTACGATAACGGAACGTTTCAAACCCTGTAGCAGCTGGCGTAAATGCATTGAAGTGAATGGAGATAAAAATATCTGCTCCCCAATTGTTTGCAAGGCGGCAACGCTCACCAAGTGTAAGAAAAACATCCGTAGAGCGGCTGAGGCGCACCTCCACATTTTCATACTCGTTTTCCAGGATAGCCTTTACAGCCAAGGCGACTTGAAGACATAAATCCTTTTCTCTTAATCCATTGGCCACAGCTCCCGGATCTGAACCTCCATGGCCAGCATCAATAAAAACTTTTACAGGACGGTTTAAAACGTTAAATGGTACACTCATTACTGTTCGCCCCCTTCCTCAAGCTCATCGTCACTGACTACATCTGCTTCCCATTCTTCTGGAGCCTTGCACTCCTCTTTGGTTAAACAAGTCGGTTCACCATGGGAACCCGAAGTAAACAGCTTTTCATCATACTTTAGCTCCTGGCCACACAATGCACATTGAATTAGATTACTCACCCTACATCATCCTTTCCTTTTTCTTCTCGCTCAACCTTGACTCTAAATGACTCATCCTTACCAAGTGAAAATTCTTGTCTCAAGTCCTCGCCAACAGAACGATTATGGTTGTCTTTCTCCTTAATCACAGCCAGCTTGTTCTTTAGTACCTCCGGAACCGGAACGCCCATAGCCTCCGCATTTTCAAGGATGGAAATTATTTCGCTTATACAAAAGAAAAGAAGTGTCGCCCCTGCGATCACTCCGCCCATCATAAATATTTCATCCATTATGGCTGCTGCAGCAATAACCAAAAGGATTAAAATTTTTCTCATGAACCCGAACATCCCCTTCCGGCTCCAAAGGTTGCCCTGGTGCCAGGCTTTCATAAGACCCGTTAACACGTCTATAAACATCAGGATCAGTAACAGATATAAAACTCTGAAATCCAAGTCCATAAAATGCCACGACCACTCTGTCACTCCTAAGCTAGTCAAATCAATGCCTCCAATCTCCAAATTTCAACAGCTCCTTTTCTATTCTGTCCCCCTTTCTCTCTCTGTGGACAAAACAAAAAGAGCCCCTTCGGACTCTTTATTTCCCATGACATTTCTTATATTTAATTCCACTCCCACAATAACAAGGTTCATTTCGACCGATTTTTTCATTAGGTAATTCATTTTGAATATAAATGTTATTTATTACTTGATTAACCTCTATATTATTATTTATTTCTATTTGATCTCCACCTCCATTTTGATTGCTTAATATAATTGAAATTATTGTTAATAATGTACTAATAAAAAAATAGAAAGCATTAATTCTTTCACTTCTATTTTTAGGAAGATAATCTAATAATCCAGAAAATTGAGGGAGCTCATTTTCTACCTCACTTTTAAATTCTTCTGGAGTAATTCTTTGCTCTTTTGCTTTATTTAATACTTGCGACAACCTTTTTAACTCTTCAACGGTCCTTTGAGGAGCTGTTAACACCTCTAAGGCACCTGAAGCAAGTCTAAATGTTCCATCAAGAACTGATCCCATACCATTACAGTTAGGGCATGGACCGGATTTATTATTTCCTAAAGTAATAATACTGCCTCCATCCCCACCAATTCCTGAAGGAAAAACCGCACCACAATCATCACACACTGCAGGTATATCTACCATACCACCACTCCTTTCGTAGTAATTTCTATAGAAAGGAGTTTATTCCTCTTTTTGTTACAAAATAATGTAAAAGACGCTACTATTCAGCAGCGCCTTCCTCTTCTACTCCTGTACCTTCTATTCGCTCAACAATCTTCTGCTTAACCAGCTCTTTCAAAGGATCCATTCCTGCATTCTGGAAATATTCCATCTGGGTTGCCACTACATACCCATTAAGGTTAATCTGCCCCTCCTGGTCTACGCCTTGGAAACGGACGTTCACACGCTCATCGTCCACAAACTGAATCGAATTTATTCTGATTTCTAGATTAGTAACTAAACCCATTACTCATCATCCTTTCCGTTTTCGTTATTTTCTTCTTTTTTGTTTTCAAAAGCCTCCACTAAAATAAAATGAGCCTCAGCTTGTTTGCCTGAGAGCTCTTTGTCAAAATCATTCACCAGTTTTTCTACGGTATTTAAAGCCGGTACTAAGTTTTTATCATCAATCATAAAGTACTCATCATATAATGATTCTTGTTGAGACTTAAATGTTTTAGGGTCTTCAATATCAAGGTTTCCGTTTGGTAAGCGTACAAACTCCTCATTTTCATCTGTCTTAGCATATTCTTTTAATAACTCTAATTCTTCCTCTGCCACTTTGTCATTCTTTTCCTGTAACACTTTTACAACCCTCATACGGTGAATATTTTTCTTTCCCTTTGCCGTAATTGTATTTAATAAAAAATCTGAAGTATTCTTTAAATGCTTGTATTGTATTTTAATCATAACTAATTCTCCTCTTAAGCAATTTTATTTTTAAGTTCTTTTATTTCATTTCTTAATAACTGGTTTTCTATTTTTAACCAATTAACCTCATCTTCTAACTTTATTACTTTTTTGTCTACTTCCTGTACAGCCTTTATAGTAGGGGCAATTAGTTGCATTTCTTTAAGATTGTACAGACCATCTTCACCAACCCCTATAATTGTATGATCGTCTATATCAATCTCTTGAAAATTAAGTGCCATGACTATCTCTTGTGCTATAAAACCAAACTGTAACGGGTTTCTTACTCCCTCACTCGGCTTTTGCTTTAATCTAAACATTTTTGTTTTAATGGAATTAATAAAACTTAACCCTGTTGTATTATCAGTTATATCTTCTTTTGCACGTTCGTCCGAAACAATGACAGGTTGATTTCTTAAATAAATATTACGTATTGCATTATTAGTGGAATTTTGACCAATTTGATAATTATAATCAGCTCCGAAAGAACCTCTAAACACAATATCTGCTCCACTACCAGAATACTGCGTTTCCATTAACCAACCACTTCGTTCATTAAAATAATTTGTAAAACTTAAAGATTGTTTTCCATAAATACGCCTAAAAGTTCCAATCTCATAGTCAAAGTTACCAGGTGATATCGTTCTTATAGAAGTATCATTCCAATTAAAATTAATACCTCTATCCCACCCAACAGCAGTATTCCTTAAAGCAAAACGGTTTCCTGAAATAGAATTAGAAGCATCATTGTTATTTATGTGGTATGTCGTGTGTGTCATAAGACCGGAAAAACTACTATCTAACGTGTCAAGATTACCTCCAGGAGTAGAACCAACATAACTAAACGGTAAATCGTTTCCTGCTACCCTACCAACGCCAAATCCAGCAGTACGAAAAAAATTGTTAGGTCCTAAAATACTATAAGTTATTTTATTACCTGCATCTGCAAAAACAATGGACGCTCCACCACCTAAAGTAAAATCGGCATTTTGCATATAAAGTGTACCAGTGTTTAAATTTAAATCCATGTTGTTATTATTAGAAAGTAATCTTCCTGATCTTACCGTACCCATATTTGCACTAATAGCACTTAAAGAAGGGGTATTAATTTTATCCGCATTCAAACTGGCTATCTTTGCATTAGTGATCGCTCCATCTTCCACCTGCAGGGTACCAACAACCGCAGTCCCTAACTTCGCCCTTTCAATCGCACCATTAGCGATGGCGGCTGTACCGATTATCCCGTTTCGGATAAGGGTATCTCCGTCAAGCTCAATTAAGGCACCACGAATCCGGATGCCCTCTCGATTGATATTTAGTTCTGAAACAATCCCATCTACATCAACCTTGGCTTCTATCTGACCAGCCTGTACAGACAGAGTTGATTCCGCCTGGCTTAACCGTCCTTCAATTGCATTAACCTCTGTTTTGGTTGCCCGCAGATTGATTGCGGTGGCGTTTTGGTCGATGGCAGTTTCCACTTTTGTTATTGGAGAGCTGACAGGCTGTGAGGATTGAAATACTTGGATATTACTCACGCCTGAGGTTTGTACAGGTCTTAGCATTTCCCCACTGGAGCCTATCTGACCGTAAAAACGGGCATCAGTATCCCATAATCTAAATTCATTGTTAGGTCGATGTCTTAAGGCGATGTACGAATTCCCTTGGAAGGTACATGTAACCATTTCGAACCGATTTATAGACTGGATTTCTGTAGCCTCGATATAACCTACCGGAAGTGTCCCAGAAGAGGAATTATTGAAAACAATCTCAACTTTCCCCGAAGAGACATGCCCACTTACTCTTCTTCCAGTTAGAGTTCCCACTACAAAGTTACTTGTTCCGGAGGCATCTGCCCGACATAATAAAATAACGTAATCAGTTGACGAGGAAAATGAAAAGTTAATTTTGTATTCTTGAGCTTTACTTTCAATCAAAGTATTTAACTGATTTATGCCAGCATTATAAGTTGTCTCAGTAACCCTTTGACTAATCAACCCAGCATGTTGCTCCTGGACACTCTCCACGTTTTCAAAGCGAGTAACAATACCATTATGGTCTGTTTGATAAGTCGTACTATCAACCTTCTGCTGAATCAATCCTGCCTGAATATTTATTTCAGCCCATGCTTCAGATAAGGACGAATCAACAGAATTAAGTTCTGTTTTTGTAGCTCTTAAGTTTATATCTGTCGCATTCTGATTTATGGCTGTCTCAGCAATAGTTAACCGTTGTTTTGCTCCTTCGATTTCACCAAGTGTATCTTCAAACGCAGGGTTCCAGTCTTGAGGTTTATTCCCCCTCTCAATTTGAATAGCACCTATTAAAGTTCTCCCGTCCGTATGACCTTCCGGAGAGGCGTTAGCATACCTTATTCTATAAAAACGAGATTCAACTTCTGTAGTAAATCGAATAACAGCAATTTGCCATCCTTCACCTGCTTGAAAAGGATACCGTTCATTGACTTCTCCTTCAGAGCCACTTTCCCAGAGATAAGGAAGGTCTCCTTCTAAGTGCTTATACCAAATTTGAACAGTATATTCACCAGCCGGAAGATATGTCTGGGGCTGAATATAAGTTGACTGGTTATATCCATCAATAATTACTCCAGAATCTAAAAAAGCCCCTTCACCAGTTAATTCAGGATCTCCTAAGACAGTCCAATTCTCTAACCCTCTTGAAAAATCACTATTCCTGATTAAATTCCTCCCGCCAACCTGAAGATTATCAAACTCCGTCCTGGTCACCCGGGAAGAAATGTCTGTTTCAGTCTGCTCTATCCGCGTTTCTGTTGCATTCATCCACTGGACGATGCCTTGCTGATCAGTTTGATACTCTGTAACTGAGACAACATTATCAAACTTGTTGTCTATCTCAGATATGGTGTAGACAGTACCCACATTAACCTTATCCACCAGTTGCCCGTCCACATAAGTAAGGCTCGCCTTATCAGCGAGCTCCTGCATTACAGTGGATATTTGATCATCAACGGTTGCCTGATCTGCTTTTAATTGCAACTGCCCGTCAACATAATCAAAGCCGGCTTTATCGGCTATCTGATTCATCAAAGAATTTTCAACAAGAGTTATTTCTTCCTGTGCATATTGTCTTGACTCGAGCTCTAATCTGTTTTTTGCTGCTTCACTAACCATATCCCAGGTGATAGAATCGTCTGCAATCATTTCAGCGATAAGCATATCTCTCCGAAGCATTTCTGCAACGTTCTCACCAAAAAGAATATCATCGGTAATTATTCGAAGAGTGCTGCCGGAAACCTCCGGTGAAAAATCACTCGCCCGGCCATGATGGTTTACTGCCCGGATCCGGAAATACCATTTCTGGTCAACGGTAGCTCGATGGTGGAAAGCAGCTGTTGAAGTTCTCCCTAATAGATGCTGCGAATCAGGAATAAATCCCTGCACTTGGGAGCCGTATACTTCATAGTGCTTGATATAGATAACGTCCGGATAATCCCAGTAAAGTTGTATATCGTTATATCCGTCTTCTACTCTTATATTAGCTGGTACAGGGGGGATGATGTCAGGAAATCGGTCGTTAGAGATAGGTCGGCTTGCATCCGTCCACCTTCTCCGATTACTATCAAGTTCAGCAGCCACATCATCCAGCCGGCGGTCATCTTCATGTACAGATAAAAACTGGCCGAGCTCCACATTAGATGTTCCTTCAATATCGAGAACATCGTATTCAAAAGCAATTACTCGGGATTGTATTTCAATCGGCCTAGCAAACTTCCGGTCAATCCCCCGGATGGTATCACCCATCATTACTTTTTCATGCTCATAACCGGCAATTTTTTCAAGAAGCTGCAGTCTCATACGATAATTTACTTCAGATTCCTTAACCTCCTGGAGTTTTTCCCAGGTTGCCTGTAAGAGCTCTACTGGGTCCTCAATGTTCCCATCCTGCCAAACTTCTTCCCGGTGATGCAACTGCCCATTATGTTTACGGCCATTCTTTTGGAGTGCTTGTGGATCACCCACCCAATGCTGGCCCAGCGGCTTATCGACCGGATCACCGTTAGACTTTTTCCATTCCACATCAGCAAAATTAATGTACCGGGTAAACCCGCCGTTATCTGTTTCAAGTGAAGCTCCACGGCCGACCAGGGCAGTAACCGGGTAACTTAATACCGTACGTTGAATCTCTTCAATATCATAATCAATCTCAGCCCGTTTTCCCCGATCAGCTCCCAGGCGCTGAACAATTTTAATTACACGCCTGATAATGTTATTCTCTTCATCAAACTCCACAACATCCTTAAACTCGCCGCCCCATACCTCAAGTATCTTCCAGACAGCCTCCACAGCTGAAATATAATAAAAGTTTGTTGTGGCCAGACCCAGGTCAACTTCTACTTCACCTTCCCATCGAGTTCGTTCCAGAGCTGCATTTAAAGCATACTGTTGAGTTCTGTTTTCAAGACGGCGGTCAATGATGATACGTTCCTTATTTTCCATAAATTCTGGCTCGCAAATCGCTTCCGTCTGCGGGCCTTCCATATTATCTATATCATCAAGCTCTTTAATTACGAATAATCTCAGGTCTCCGTCTTTGTCCCTGAATACTACTTTATTTTCTTCAAGTACATGCTTCGCCTCTTCCACATCAGCTTCAACGACAAAAGAAAAAGAAGATCCGCGGTTGCGTTCTTCTCTGAATGGTGCTGTTATTAGACCGTTTTCTTCTGTTAATGTGGTAAGCAGTTTATCGTCCTGACCGAGTATATATAGTTCTGACATCTTTTTCCTCCTTTCCTAAAGGAATAACCCCTCCACTGTCGAATATTGGAAATATGGAAGGGGGGTGTAAAGTTATGGCCCGAAAATATAATATAGGTAAAAAATCAGACATGAGAAGGTTTACCAAGGATTTAGAAAAATCAATTACAAATCAATTTGAAAAAGCTGTCCATACTTCTAAATTTGATTACAAGTGTCCTAACTGTAATAGAAATATAAAAATTTCTTCTGGTATGAACACGTGTCCTTATTGCTCTCAAACAATCCAATTTAACGTAAAATAAAAAGTTATTTTATTCTACTAGCTCGGTCAGAGCTAGTTTTTTTTAATAATACCTCTCCGTATAAGTTAACGTTGTGGCTTGACTCGCTTTTAACTGCACATTCCCCGGCTGTAGCTCAAACCAATTGCTGCTCATGGATAAAGCAACAGCAAGATCTTCTCCATTTCTCGTAATCTTCCGCCGTTTATAATCAATCTCAAGTACATCCCCTGCAATAAAATTATATTTCAAGAGGATCCTGCCGCCTGTGTTATTCTCCAGGACAAATTGAGAAGCAGCTGCAGAGAAGACCGTCCGGCTGGACCATTGTGTTTTTTTTTGTCCTTTGATTTCATAAGAGGAAAATGCAGTAGTTAAATTCATTTCATTTGTCTCACCATAAATATTCGGATCGTACATTCTTAGCATTAAATCAAATTCGCCATCTACAGGAGTGATATTGTTAATATCAAATTCCCCTTCTTGCATGGCAAAAATCCTGCGGTCCGGTCTATAATCTCTTATTATTTCAAAAGCTTGGTTTGTATAAAAGATACTAAAAATTAAATGCTTTAATTCATCGAAATCATATAAACTATCAGACTCTATTTGATAAGAAGTGTAAACCGGGCGTGTCCCTTGTTTACTTTTCCTTACGCGTTCACCATCACTGTTCAAATTTTCAGAAGTAGTGCGTTTTGCGTTAGGGGAGTAAATGTGAAAAGATTCAACCCACAATCCACATTCATGCATATCAAAAGTTCTACCGTCTTCATGAATGACTTTAAAATTTAATTCACTTTTCATTACACCCTCCCCCTTGGCTTTCTTTTATTATGCAAATTATTTCGGTCAATATTTTCTTTTACTGGTTTCCAAACAACCTTGCCCACTTTTTGACCTTCCATAATTACATCTGAGGCCTCCACATGAACTACTGTAGTTTGAACAGTTCCTTCCTGCCTGCTTGCTAAATCTGAGCTCACTCGATTTAAACGACTAGCCATTTCCTGACTAACACCAACACCACCTGCATATGCTGGCAAACTATTAGCTGCAGATAGCATTCTTTGTGTTTGTTCCGCTGTAAATACCTGAGCACCCCGTTTTAAGTTTTGAATACCAAAATCTAATAGAGACCATTTATTTTGAAACCTTGCAAGCTCTGGACCTTCCTCACCTACAAGAGCAGGACCACCAGGGTGGAAGCTGGTACCTTTTGCATATGCAGCAATAGGTACATTTGCACGATTTCCTGGTGTAGCATTTATCGTGACTCTCTTCGTGATTGGTTGTCGTGCTCGTCTTTCTAATTCTGCAATGGTTCCTCCATCAGTCACAGTGACGTTCTTTGTCGCATCCTTAGATAACTCGCCGTGCATTTCCCCAGCTCTGCGTGTACCTTCACTGATTCGCTCATTCACACCATCCTGATTACTCTGGACACCCAGCAAACCATGTTCAATCTCATCCAGTGCTTGACGATTAGACCTAATCTGCTGTTCTATCCGTTCTTCATTTCTCAGTACGTCGGATGTGAGGCGTGTTTCCTCGTCAATCTTATTCAAGACACCTTCATGCTGGGCTATCTTTCTTTCAAGAAGCCCAATTTGTTCCTGTGTTTGTCCACTTACATCTCCTTCTGTTCTTAATATTTCTTCAAGCTCCGCTTTTTGTTCGCGGTATTCCTGGAGCTTTTCTTCTGCAAGTTTGATTCCATCCTTACCAACTTCGTTTATATCCAGCTGCTTAAGATAAATCCCAGCGATGGAATCATCTATTTCATCTAAATAACTCAATTCCTGTTCATTTAGCTTAATGTTTTCGTTTAATGCATCGTGTTTTTGTTGCAATTTTTGTAAGGACTCTAATGCATGGCCATCTTGAATAGCAAGCCAGTATTCTTCTTCTTCAAGAAGTCCGATAATGTCTTCACCTTTACTTATCGCTTCTTCTTTTTGCTGGTTAATATCCCTAAGCTTACTTTCAATCTCTCTTTCGCTTAGTTCCTGATCTGCTAAAATTTGTTGAATTTGACCTTCGATTTCTCTTCTTTCTTGCTTCATTTGATTTGTTTCAGCAAGCAATTCTTTTTCAGCTTCCAAAGCTTTTAACCGCTCAATTTGTAACTCTTCCATTGCCATATCTCTCAATGACTGGATATAGTCGTAAACAGCTTCGGTGGATTCAACAACTGCATTTCCTCTATCAGTAAAGCTACGCTCAACGTGAGGAGTTTGCTCAATAATCTGGTCATTCAACCCCAGCATTTCTGATAACTCATCATTACTTAATCCGCTTTTTTCTCTGATGGCCTCATATTTATCTGCTAACCTTTGTAGCCTTTCCGGATCTGTTTCTGTTTCCATTCTTGTTTGAATATCTAGTAGCTCACCGATCTGATCGGTACTTAATCCTGATTTCCTAGCTAATTCATCATATCGCTCAGCCGCTGCTTCTAAAGTATCAGCCTGTTCGATAAAACTATTAGCAACATCTAAATTTACTTCAGCTACATCTTTTGACTGGTTATATAAATAATAAGCTGCAACACCTAAACCGGTAACACCAGCAATAGCAAGTCCAACAGGACCGCCCATCCCTAACATTGCAAAACGTCCTAACATACCAGCCCCACGAGCACCGCCGATCGCCCTTGTAACACTTCCGAAAGTTGTTACGAGTCCGCCAGCTATGGTTACGGTATTACCTAACACAATTGATGCTGGTCCCACTGCAGCTGCTACCATTGCCCATTTAATAATTTGCTCTTGCTGCTCATCATCCAATTCCCCAAACTTCCTAACTAGTTCGGTTCCTTTTTCCACAATTCCAGTAAGAGCAGGAATCATATGTTCAGATGCTGCAATACCTGCACCCTCTAATGCTGATCTAAATTCTCTTATAGCTCCCTTGGCATTATCGTTCATAACATCCGCCATTTCGGAAGCTGCACCTTCTGAATTACGAAGCTCTTCTGTATAATCTGCCAGGTCATCTGCTCCACGTTCTAATAAAGCAGACCAACCAGCTGTGGACTCAGCCCCAAACAAAATACCTAATGCAGCAGTCCGAGCATTTGCTTCCATACCATCTAAACCGCCGGCCAGTTCTCCCACAACCTGATCCATTGACTTCATGTTTCCGTCAGCATCGAAAACATTTATACCTAATTCATCAATCAAATCAGCTGCTTCTTTTGTTGGATTTGATAAACGTAGCATACCTTGCCGAAGCATCCTTCCAGCCTGGCTACCATCAATACCAGCGTCTGCCATTGTTCCGACAGCAGCTGCAAGGTCTTCAAAGTCCATCCCTAATGCGGCCGCCACAGGCGCAACAGTAGCCATAGCTCCGCCCAATCCTTCAACATCTGTATTTGCTGTGGAGGAAGCTTTTGCTAATACATCAGCAACCCTGCCGGCTTCTTCCGCCTCGTAACCAAAGCCGCTAAGTATATTCGATGTAATATCAGCTGCCCGGCCCAGATCCATCCCTGCAGATGCCGCAAGATCAAGTAGACCCGGCATGGCACCAAGTATTTCATTAGTCTCAAAACCAGCTCGTGCTAGAAACTCCATACCACTGGCAGCCTCTGTAGCACTAAACTGTGTCGTTGAACCTAATTCAAGCGCTTGGTCTCGAAGACGTTCCAGATCTTCCCCGGTAGCACCGGAGATAGCCTGGACTTTTGACATACCCTCTTCAAAGTCCATCCCAACTTTTAAGGCAGCTGCTGCTGCACCGATGATTGGAGCTGTTACCCGCATTGACCAAGCTTTACCAAACGCAGTCATCTTTTTACCAGTTTCCTGCATTTTCTTGCCCATTTCTTCAATGGCTTTCCCGGCCTCTTCCATTTCTCTCGCGTATCTCTCTGCCTCTGCCTGTTCCAAAGCTTTTTTCTGTGCATCCAGTTCCCCGTTTGTATCCTGGATAGCATTTTCAAGCCTTTGTTCAGATGTCTGAAGCTTCACAAGATCCTCAGAAAGTTTATTAGCTTCAGCTGAGTTTTCCCCGTAAACTTCTTTGGCTTTTTCAAGATGCTTTTCTGTAAGTTCAATCTTTCGGCTTAAATTTTCTTTTTCTTTGCCAAGTCGTCCAAGACGGGTTTCCAGTTTCTCAGTTTCCGAAGCATTATTTTTCATCTGCGCTTCAGTTAACTTAAACTCATTCTTCATCCGGCGGTTTTCATCATTAATCTCTTTTATACCGCGTTTATACTCATCATTAAGGACGGAAAACTTTACTTGAGCTTCCGACTTCTTAGCCACTAATACCCACTCCTTCCCTGCTTATTTAGGATTAGCCGCCCAGCCGTCATAGGCCCGCTTACCTTCATAAATTCGTTCAACTGTTGCGATAGGCTTGTACCAAAAAATATGATCAGGAATGCCATAGACCAACACATACAGCACATATCTGTCTTCCACACACTTTATGTTCAGTTTTGGAGCTCTTACTTTTTGTTGGTCTCTAGGCGCTTTTTTGTGCTTTGCATCAGGCCTTTTGCGAATTCGTTTTCGTCAACTCCTAAAGTCCCAAGGACGAGGTTAGTATAGGTTTCCAATGTTTCCGGGATGGTAGCGTGGTAACGTGAAGTAAATTCATCAAACGATAGCTGTAAGTTAGGATTAACACCCATAACAGCTAAGTAAATAACTTTCATGTATTGATTAATATCCAGTCCTTCCATTGCTTTCTCTCTATGCTTTTCAGGATTTAATGCAGCTTCAAAAACCCTCTGTACCCCTTCCAGGTCTGTCATTTGGGAGGAAGTCAATAACCCTAATGATTCTCCTAAAGACAAAGAATAGTTTGTTATGCTGGCTGGATATTTTTTCTCGTTTTTATAAACGGTTTTAAATTCCCCGTTGTCTTCAACAACTTCCATATCTTTAAGTTCAACGATCTCCATTTTCGGCAACAGGACCACTCCTTTATATACAAAAAAAGAGTAGGATTTCTCCTACCCTTTAAGGTGTTGGTATGGCTTCCACTAATTCATACGTAAAGTTTTTGTGCCATTCATCTTGCAATTCTTCGTCCAGTTCATTAACTAATGCTTCATAATAAAATTTATTCTTTTTATCTGGATATGCTGTCAACTGCAGTTCCATCTCTGCAACCTCATCAGCCCCGTTTTCCACAGAGAATTTGAATCCAGTTGCTGAAATACAACGCGGAAAGGCGATCAGCTTTGTTATGTCCTCAAATTCATCCATTACATCCGCTGTGTAAGTGAACTCTTTTCCTTTCGCATCTGTAGAATATGCATAAACTCCAGGCTTTAGATCGTCATTAGATAATCCAAACAGATCCCTTAAAACAGCTACTGGAACATGAGCAGAAACAGTTAAGTCTAACTTTTCCGGTTTAGTTCTCTTCTTTACCTCTACACCTTCGCATCGCTTGATTAGCTCACGTAATGTTGTTTCTCCGGACATTGAGCCAACACAGCCGAATTTAGTACCATCTTCCTTTGTTCCATCAGAATTATGCATCTGGACACTAGAGTTTTTAATGCTTATCGCATCAAACGTTTCAACAATATTAGACATTAGCTTAAGCCCTCCTCTATTTTAGTAATAACCTCTTCTAATAGATCCTCAATGATCTCCGGTGTGGAAGAATCCAATCCTTCTTCCATGAATCTTTGTTCCAGTGGGTTTCGTGGCCCTCGCCCTTCATTCGGGAATACAAGGTAGCCAAATGAACCACGGCGATTAGCCGCACCACCCCTTGTATTTATAACAAAACTCAAGTTGTCTTTTTCATCCTTAGACCATCGACTGAATTTAGCGTGCCTTTTCGGTTTCCTTGGTTTGGAAACAGGCAGTTCACTGGTAATATGTCTAGTTGTAATATCAATCCCCTGCCGGTGAAGATAGTTATTAATAACAATCTCCACATTATCCGGCAGCTGTTTAAACTTCTCTTCCAGCTCCTCTACTGACGTATAATCCAGTTCTAACCTAGCAGTCATATTTCACCTTCCTGTTAAAAATCAAGGTCACCTGGTCAATGTAATCATCAGAGTCTTTTTTCTTAAGTCGTTCTTTCACAGTACGATTAAACTCCACACCGTTTACTTTTGAAATGGTGGAAATGACATCAAGTGTAAATGTCTCAACTTCCGGGTTATCTTCTGATAGATACACTATATATATTTCCTGCAGTAAAACTGTGGCTGAATCAGTCTTTTGAAAATCTCCATACACAATGAAAAAGTGATTGAAGGTAGAGGGCAGCTCATCAGATGAAAGCTCATCTTCCACAACCGGCATTCCAAATTCATTAACCAGCCCTTGATAAATAGCTGTTTGCTGCTTTATCATTCGTTCCTTAGATTTTTCATTCATCGGCTGCCCTCACTTCCTGTAAATAAAAATAGAGATAACGGCGCCCGCTATCCCAATCAACCTTTATCACGTCAAAGTTACTGCCTTCTATTTTACAAGCTAACCTTGACTTGGCTTTAGTGCGAAAAGAAGGAGGGAAGTGTGTCTTAAGCTTTAAATCTAAAGTAGCTCCCATAGCGTGGGCTAACTGGTAATCTTCCTCTCGAGCATCCATCAGCTTAAAAGCCAAGGTCCCAATATAAGAAAATTTTTCACCAATCCTCTTCCCTCTTTCATTCCTCTGTACTTCATTAAGGCCATACTCCAGGAACCCATCATTGAACACTTCATGAATCGGCTTCTGGATGCGCCTCTTCATCCGCATGATCTTTCACACCCTCTCTTAGAGAAAGTGCAAATAACTCTCCCTGGAAGTTATGTTCGAACAACTCGAAAGAATGGTTGTAAACATAACGACCATAATCTAGTAATAATTGTTGAGCATCGTGGTCTTTTTCAAAATCCAATTCCACACCCGCTTTTCCGTTTAGGTAGGACTTACCGCGATCCACAATATCCTGAAGGTCTTCATTTTCCTCGTCCCAGGTAAGCTTTAAATACCTTTTTAAATTACTATAATCCAAGAAAGCCACCTCCTATTTAGAAGATGGCTCATCTTTTACTTCCTCAATAAATACTTTCTTATATTTTGGGTGCACTTTAGATAATTCTTCAATGCGTTTTTTTGTTGCTTTTTTACCCTCAGCAGGATAAGGATCACCTGCCTCGTAAATGTGTCCATCATTATCCTTTGTATCCTTAAAACGATTAATTACTTTATAAGGCATCGGGAATGCTCCTTTCTGTCTTTATATTTTTACCGCTTATACTGCTGGCGCGTCGTCTTCTACAATAGCAAGATCAAGGTCGTACACTTGAGCAGCATAATTATCAACCGGCTTACCAGTTGCAAACTGCTTTGCAATATAAAGTGTAGCGTCTTCCATGGCCAGCGTCTGATCAAACTTTTTCAGGTTCATAGACCCGCCGTAGGCTGCAATGTATTCTCCTTTTACAAAGAAGGCAACCTTTCCCTGTGGAACAAAAACAGATTCAGTAGTGATTGGATTAAATGGCAGATTCGTTACATATGCACCATTGGAGTTTTGAATTGTAGAATTCGCTTGAACTCCAAAAGTATCAAATGGATTGGTTAACATAACAACCTTACCAGCAACTTTTCTCACTTTGTTTTTTCCGTTTACTGTGCGGATGGCTAGTTTTTCAACAACTCCCTTGAGCTCGTTGATTGTAGTTCGTCCAGGTTTAAAAGTTAAAGTACCAGCTGACTCTTTTTCTACTACTGCTCCATTTTCTTGTTTCTCGTATAGTAATCCAATCGGCATCTTACTACCGTTACCTTCCACAAATCCTCTTTCAAGGCCGACTGCCATTGCTTCTACAAGCATTGTTCGGACATACCTTTCTACCCATGCTGGCCCAAGCTTTAGCATATCGTTAGCGATTGGAATAAACGCTGTCAGTTTAAGCTGCATGATAGATTCTTTTCTGAACGTAGCATTTAGCTTACCTTGGATTTCTCCGAACAGCTCGCCCCATACAGCAGCGCCTTCTGGATCTGATTTAATGAATTCTGTAACTGCTCCAAGGTTTTGAATGCCCAGGTGACTAAGCAATGGATGTTCTTCAACCAAATCTTGAAAAACGCGTTCTTGGGTTGTTTTCGGCAGAGTGTCAGTATCTTTAAAGCCGCCCTCATCAATCACAGCATTAAAAAACTTTGTTTCTTCACTTGTTAGTACGTTTACACCGCGAGATTGAAGGATTGAACTATCAGATGCCTGTTCACTAACTTGTGTCATAATATCAGAACGTACATCCTGAGATAACGCCTCAAGCATATTGCTTAAAGCTTCAGATTGAGCTGTTTCATCCCCTTCTCGCATTGCCACAGCAAAATCGTTTTTCTTCTCCTCAAAATTTAAAAATTTGATTGGCATTTAGTTGCCCTCCTTAATATTTTTAATTATTTATTTTAAATTTAAAAAGAGACTGGCCAGGTTCCGCTTCGGTTCTCCAGAATCCTGTTCAGGCTCTATATTTGATGGTACCTCTTCTTTTTTCTTGGCAGAATATTTGGCAACTAACTTATCCTTGAGATTTTCATAGTCACCTTCATCTTCCTCGTCATCATCAAGATCTTCGAGCTCTTTAATTTCTATTTCTTCTTCCACCACATCTGCTAAACCAAAAGCAACAGCTTCATCGGCAGTTAGCCAGGTTTCTTCATCCAGCAATTGTTCTAATTCTCCCTCTTCACCCACAAAACGCTTTTTGTAAGAGGCGGCTAAAGCTGTATCAATTTTCCTCAAATCTTTTGCAGATTTCTCTAATGCAGCAGCATTTCCCCAAGCAAAAGTGGAAGCTCGATGAATCATCATCATTGTATTTTCAGGCATTATGACTTTATCTCCTGCCATAGCAATTACAGAAGCTGCACTTGCTGCATAACCATCAACATGAACAATTATTTCTGCTTTATGATTCTTCAACAGATTCATTATCGCCACACCATCAAAAGCAGATCCTCCTGGGGAGTTAATGTGAACATGTATTGTCTTCGCATCAACATCTTGTAACTTTTGGCGAATTCTTTGAGCACTATTTTCACTCCAAAAGTACCCTCCGATTCCACCATACACATAAAGGCTATACTCTTTTGATTCTTCAGAACCTTCCAGGCGAAAATCAGTTTTTTTCTTAAACATTGAAAGCACTTGGTCCCTATACTCTTCATTTACCGGCATTAATTTTCACCTCCTTCGCCAGAATCATTCGACTCCTTACCATCTTCCAATTTTCCATAGTTTTTCGTGATAATGAATTCGTCCAAGCTTGGATCATCCACCCTTTCCAGGCCCATTTCATCCCTAATTTCATGGCCGTTCATTATTCCACTAGAGCGCAGTTTATCAGCAGCTGTAGACAATTCAAAAATATCTTTATAGAATGCTTGCCTAATTTCTACTTTCTTCCCGGAAAGGTATTCTTTTTTATCAACGAATTTGGCATTACCTTCATCAGCAATTTTTTTTACAAGAGGACTCACAGTAAATACTCTGTAGTTCTTCGTTTGCTTTTCCAGGTCAGCCATTTCTCCATGAAGGATCCCTAAAGGTATGCCAATAGCCATAGCCACTTTATCAAGAAATCCATCTGTCAGTTTATTGATTTCTTCCACAGAGTCACTGGCACCAGATCCCGAATCTTTTGTATGTTCTTCATACTTGAAACCTTTTTGCTGTGGAACCACGGCCACATCTTTTTGAGTGAAGGCTTCATAGACTTTATTAATGAATTTCTGCAGCCTCTCTTTGTCTTTCTCAGTTTGTGGCCCCATATTTTCCAGATCAACAGTACTTCTAATTTGATACTTTCTCTTCTGGCCACTTACCAGGCTCGCAAATAACTCTCCGTAATCTGTGTACACTTCATCAATCAGTGGCTTAAGTGCTTTATTGTTATACTCCAGATAAAACACATCATCTGCTCTATATGACCTTTGGAACTCATAATCATTGACAACAACATTTTTAAAGGTGTCCTCGTATACAGCGTACTTAACACGCTGAAAATCGTCCGCAATGAGTAGGTCCCCATCATCCACTTGAATAACTAATACTTCGTTATCGTCGATGAGCTTATAAATAACGCTTTGCCAGAATGTACTTGCTGTCTGATTTTTGTTTGGGCGGATATTTAGTCGGTAATATAGTTCGTCTTTAATGTAGCCCTTACCCTGTCTCACCCGGAATTCGGACTGGCTGATGGTCCTTGCTATAAAATTAATACAGGTATCTAATGCTAATTTCTTCAAATGGGCTTTCTTTGATTGGTCTCCTATTAAGTCTAGGTCAAACATAAATTCCAGTTCTTTATTCCGTTTGAATATATCGACTAACCACAAATAGTTCACCTCCTTAGAAGTCAATATCATCAAGATAAAACTCGTTATCTTCTTGTAGCTCGTGATCTAAGTTTAAGGCATGAGTAAAAGCGAAAAACCCATCAGTCTTCCGCTTTTCTTTATCTATTTTTTTGTATTCCATGTTTCCGTTTCCTTGTTCGTCTTTATACACATTACCAACAAACCAACGCATTAAAGGGTCATCCCCAAAGACAATCGTATGATTTATAAACATATCCTGAATTAGTGGGTCCAGTTTTCCATGTGTTATTCTACCGCGCCTAACTGTCTCTACTTCAAAGCCTACCTCTTCAAACTTCGGACCTAAGATAGATGCTCTGTAATCATCCATAGCAATCTTCTTAATGCCAAATTCTTTTAACTTTTCCAAGAACCAATTAACTACTCTTTCAGGTTTTATGGATTTATCATCGTGGATGATAGTACACAAGCCTTTTTCCTTAGCAAGATCAATTATCTCCTGGTTAATATCTTGAAGTTTTAATGCAAGATGATGAATAAAAGTGTGTTGGATCCAGTACCGCTTCCCATTTTGTTTAAATAAAAGTCCGACAGAACAGAAGTCTCTCACATCCGCGAAGTCTACCCCGCCGATAGCCGTTATCCCGTTCGTATCTTCTGGAAGTGGCTGATCGGTCGCTAATCTATCTTCATATGTTGCTACCTCTGTCCGAACATCATCTTGTGGAAGGTTCATTCTTTTAGTCATGAATTCCATTCGTAATGCAGCATTAAATTGCATGTCATGATATTCCTGCTGCATTTCAATACGCAAATCCTCATTATAGCGATAAGAAGGATTCGCTTTTTCCCACATTGCTTCATCATCAACTTCGCTTTCATCATCAAGCTTACAGATGAAAGGGAACATGGTTGAACGTGGCAGTTCCTTATTCAATACCATTTTCGCTTCGTTTTTTAAGTCGTCCAGGACCCCTCCACGAACGTTACCATCTGTAGTAATGTAAAAGGTGCGAGGGTCTTTCTTCTTCCCTAAACCAGAGGTATAAACCTTTATGTTTTTATAATCTTCGTATTCATGGACCTCATCAAAAATAACAACACCACTACGCTTACCATCCTTAGTTTTCGCATTAGATGTATTGTACTCAATTTTAGATTTGGTTTTGCGGTGTTGTATAAGCGTTTGTGAATAATAAAAAATCTTCTTCATTTTTTTAACGAACTTTTTATCATTCAAAACGTTATAAACGTCCTCAAAAGAGGTCTTTGCTTGTTTTTCGGAAGTGGCCACAATATCAACGTTATATTCTTTAATACCATGATGGCCAGTAGTCATATAAAAACTGTTCCAGGAGATATAGCCGTTCTTACCAGCTCCCCGGCCAATTTCAATTAAAAAACGGTTAAACATTAACCGTCCATTTTCATACCTAACACCATATATAAAAGCATTTATAAATCTTTCCCACGCAAAGAGTTCAAAAGGGAAATATGGTTTTGGTTTCTCAATTGATTTTTCTATTGCTTCAGCATCGATGACCACACCTGGCTGATTCAACTTCCAGTGCAGAAACTCGATTAACTGTTTTTGTTCATTACATGCTTGGATCTTCCCGTCTTCAACCATCCACATGTATTCATCGATATACTTATGATATTTATACGTCCTCTTCTTCGTTTTCATCTTCATCATCTTCAATGAAATTTAATAAATTAAAAAGTTTGTCATAAGCAGCTGTATATCGATTAACCATGGTGTTATATGATTTTTGAGCCGGGTTCTCAATCAGCATTCGCTGTGTTCCATTCTTAAAGGTGTAAGTTGCCCCTTTGGTTTTAATGGTGTCTTCTAAAATCTCAAGCTGAATGGTCATAAAAGCAACACGCTCAATAAGTTCTTTCGCAACCTCTCTTTTCGATTCTGGAAGATCAATAAAAATAGAATTCAAACGGTCAATCTCTTTTTGAATTAATTCAGTTTGTGCTTTATTACTTAACTTAGCCACTGACCCCCCTCCCCTCATGTGGATTTTGGCGTAAATGTTTTCACCGCTCGCCCCCTCCCGTTTCACGTTCCCCCACAAAAGGCCGAAAATTTTTGACCGGGGGTATCTGTGTGCTGTCCTCCACAGCTGAAGAAGGGTGCAGCCTTTCTCAATCTATCAATTCAGTATCTACTTGTTCTACCATCGTTCTTCATTTTCAAACCTTGGCTTCCTGTTATTGACCTCGGCTAACCTGTCGTGTTCTTCGTTATGACAATTCACACATAAAGTTTCAACATTGTCTAAGACCAAGGCAAGTTCAGGAAACTTCTTCACTTCTTTCTTATGATGTACATGTAGCACATTCTTTCTGAATCTTTTCTTTTTATTTGTTATACCAGTTGCCAAAGGAGTATCCCCCGAGGAATGGTAAGGGGATAGGGCGCCAGGGGTAGCGGTATGGGCGCTATACTGGGCGGCACTCATGCTGGTGTTATTACGGGCAGCCTCATGGGCCCTACCATGGGTACTTGATACCCTGCCCCTACGCCTGCACTCCTGGCACTCCTGGTTATCCCGTTCAAGGGCATGTTGCCTAAGGGCTCTCCATTCATTAGACTGATAGAACTTTACCAGCTTATCTTCTTTGATAAGTTGTAGAATTTTTTGCAGTTGCATAGTCAATACCTACTTTCATTAAAAAATGCCTCCTTTTTTAGGAGACATAAATTTTATATCCAATTTACTTTTTTCTTGCCTTTTCCTCTATAGTTTGAATAGTTGATTTATAATCTGCAGGTAATGCCGCAAGAAATTTATCCATTCTAGTTTTATCCCAAGTCGATATTTGATCAATATTATCTATTGTGTCGTTAATTTTATTGAGAGTTTGGTTCATGTCGCGCGATTTGTATTTTAAAAATAATTCTCCGGCCCTTATATAACTTGTTAATGAATTTGCATAAACACCTCTTTGAGTCCAAAAATCGCCTTCTAATAAATTTATTTCCCCTTTAAGATCATTATCTTCTTTAATCGAAGTCTGTCTTGCCGAGGTTAAATTCTCTTCTATCGCACTTATTTCCGAATTAAGGGCCTCTATTTTACCATCGTAAGAATTTAGCTTACCATTTACTTTTCTATCGACATCTTCTTTGAGTTCATTTTTAATGTTATTTATAAACTCTTTCCGAATATTTGCTTCCACTTCATTTTTTACTTTTTCAATCTCGTCCTTTCTAAAATTTCTCATAGTAAACAAGTTTGTACCTACAAAAAGTACTATTAAAGCAAGTATACCGCCGATAGACCAGAGCAATACATCTTTAATGAATTGGTTTTGTTCTACCAAGACATTTACAACATCATTTACATCCATTTAATCTCCCCCCTTCTCGTCTTATACTTCGACAAAAGGAAGGTTTTTCCTTCAATAAAAAAGCACCCGCCAAGGTGCTCCTCAAAACTAAAACGCTCTTACTGCTCTTGCCTTTCCTGGTTTTGATACATAAAAGGAAGTTACCAAATCCATATTAATTACAACATTGCCGTATCAAGTAAGTCATTCTTTATATAAAACTTGCTCAAGAGTAGAACTTTCATCTCAAGCCTCTACTTCAACTGATCTCTCATTCTCTTTATCAAAAGTAAATACTTTCCTGTACTTTTCTATTTTCCCACCTCCCCCCTTCCTCCAGACTTCGACAAAAGGAAGAAAAAATAATTTATAGCTGAGTACCTTTTGGTGCTCTTTTTTTATGTCACGATCCCCACCCCAGACCTTACAAGGTGACATATTTCCTACATGACCTAATAAGCGCCTACCAGGAATCGAACCCGGACTGTGAAGGTAGAAACATCATGTGCTATCCGTTACACCATAAGCGCATAAAAAAAAGCGTCATCCTTTTGTGGATCAACGCTTCAATGTGTGATTTCATATATTGATAATCAATTACCTACTTCATATTAACCAACCTCCCTTATTGCATACTATTAACATGAAATTCAAGGAAGCCTCTTTGTATGAATAATACCGACAATTCCATAATACCTTAGAAAATCCAAAACATTCTTTTTAAATTCTCCTCATATTCTCCTTCCTAAAATTTCCCAGTTTTTTATATTAAAAAGGTGATATAGAATAAACTTGTTTATCACTAAACCAAAATATATCCTTATTCTTTTTTAACTTAAAAAGTGTGTAGGCAAGTTCTTTCGCTGATACTTCCGGGTAATCCTTTTCTATAAGCAACCTTAGATCTCCAGCAGTAAGTTCCCCTTTATTAATAAGTAATTCAGTTATTATAAGTTTTAATTCTTTTATTTTTTTCTCTTCAAGAGCATCTTTATTATTAATAAAATGTCTAACCTGATTTTGATCGAAGTAATCCTTTATCTCATCTAACTTAGAGCTAAACTCTTCCCTGGGGATAGTTTCTTTATCTTGACTCACTAAAGTTTGCAAACTCTGAATTACCTCTTTCTTAAGGGACTCGTTACTTTCGAATACTGAATCCATTGAGTTTATCAATTGTTCTCTAACCCCATTTATTTCGGTCAATTGCTTGTTAGCATTGGCTAATGCTTTTTCCATCTTATCAGCAGTTTCTTTTAATTCTAAAACAGTATTTCTTTGTCCTGCTACGTCATTTAAAGTAATTACAATAGCTATCACTGCAAGCACCGCAGAAATTGCAGTTGCAGCATTACTTAAAGAGACGGTAGCATTTTCCCCAAAATAATAAAAAGATAATAAAGCTATAATTATAATTCCAAAAATACTAGCTAAATATCTTAAATGTAATACGGATACATATTTTCCTTTTCCCGTACTATCGGTCACTTTCTTTCCTCCAATTCTCTTATCTTTTTTTATCTATATTTTACCATACTCTATTACCCATATCTTATATTGTGTTACATTCCCTAAACCGCCAAATCCCTTGATAGTCTTAAAACAGCCTTAATTCATAAAAACGAATGACACATTTATTTTTTGAAGTTCATTATATGAATGCAGACAAAAAAATAAGCCCTCCTGTATGGATGAGCTTATATCTTAAATTTCTTCATGGCTTTGTCCATGCTGTCTTGGTTGATACCGATATATCTTAAAGTAACCTTTGGATCAGAGTGGTTGAATATCTCCTGGAGAAGGGCCACATCCTTTGTCTGTTGATAAAAATGATAGCCGAATGTCTTCCTTAATGTATGAGTCCCTATGTCGTCCAGGTTAACGTGTGCAGCTGCCTCACGTAATATCTTATAAGCCATGCTTCTTCCAATCGGTTTATTAATCCCTTTCCGGCTGGCAAATAAATATTCATGGTCTTCCTTCTCCTGGATATACTCGTTTAGCTCTTTTCTTAAAGCAGCTGTCATATCAATTCGTTTCTGCTTGTTTGTTTTCGTTTCTCTTAAATTGAAATACGGCTTCTTAGCGTCTTGTACTCTCAATGGGAGGATATCCGATATTCTCAAGCCACTGTTTATCCCTACCAGGAAGAGAATGTAATTACGATGGCTCTTTTCTTTCAAGAATCGTTTTATCTCTCTAATAACTTCTGGATCCCGAATCGGCTGCACAAAGTTCATGCTCTCTCCCTCCTTCGTTCATCATACACTTCAACCTTTAACATAATGGCAAGTCTTAAAAAGGCACGTCCTTTCAATTTGTAATACTTAGTCTCCGAGATACCTAAATCATTGTAAATCTCGTAATTGTAAGTATAGGAGTTGTCCATGTATTCTTTTACAATTACACTTCGTTCTTCTTCCGGTAGCCGGTTAATAGCTTCCACCATTTGTTCAATGAAGCTCATTTTCTCTATTTCTGCATCTGCATTTTTAATTGCAGCATCCTCTGTGGAGGAGTGAAATTGATTACTTGGTTTAACGGGAACTAATTGTAAAGTGGCTGTCACTTTCGGCTGGTGAGTTATCGGCAAAGTTAATAATGCATATTGAAGTTGCTGGAGCTCTTCTTCAACTGCTTGTCGTGTGGCTTTTCTATTAATACGAGGTAGTCGGAAATTTATTTTATTCATAATATCCTCCTTTATTTTTGCCTGATTGCTCCTCCACGGCGTTCATAGATCGGTCTGTTTGAACCCATTAATTCTCTCCAATCTCTATCTGTCAACTTGTCCTTTTGTTTCTTAGGCTTCTTTTTCTGCTGCTGTTTTTTCCAGCGTTTCATTTCAGTTTTTAGGTTTCTCATTGTTTCCATCCTCCCATTAAAAAAGGACACCACTCCCCAATTTTGGAGAGTGATGCCCTGCGTTCTTCGCTCAGGCTAAGTATTTAATTCCCGTACTTATCACTATTTGTTTTTACTTTGATTTCAGAATCAAAAGTACAAACTACTTCAACAATTCTTATGTTCCTTGCCTTATGTTGGCCACTTTGGATAATTAACTCACATTCTCTTTTGGCCTTTTCAATATCTTCATACTGATGTTGATAGTTGAACCAATCTTTTGCATCACCTGCGCTATTTATAATATCTTGGAAACCTCTGTTGTAATTTTCTTTCCTTATTTGAATCAGAAACATTATGTTTCTCCTTTCCTTTCTAAATCCCATACTTTTCTTTAAGATACTCAATCTCAGAAGTTACCTTATTAAGGAGTTTCTTTTCCTTCTCAACGTCCTTCTCACAAGCCTCAGGTCGCTTAATGTAATACTGAAGTGCATGTTTTATTATTTGTAATCTTGTATACTCAGACATAGTTTACTCCTTGTTTATTCTTAATGTGTATCACTTTTTAAGCTGTTTTCTCATTTCTAGCTGTTCTAAAAGCTCAACATTAGTGAAAAATGACAAGATACTAGGGATAATTTTCTTTTTCACTTTGCTTGCCTCCTTTGCTGCATGTTTTCATCGAAATGCGACAATACCTTGATTTTTTTTGAATAAAAAGGAGTTCCAAGAGCAAAATATTGTTGTAACATTAAAAAGGTGGTGGTACCAATGAATGCTAATAATAATTTGTTTGGTGTTGGAATAATTGCAATTCTTTTAACATCTATTTACACTGCAATTTTAGCGTCACTACTTATGAAGACTAAAGAACGAGTTGATTATATTTATCATCAGGAACGTTCAAAAAAAGATGCTTAAATTTGGCGATGACTTCATCGCCTTTTTTATATTTTTCATTGATAAATCCTGCTTTCTTTACTACGTATTTTGTGTCAAAACTTCAAATTCTCTGCCGTTCCTCTTTTAATACATCTATGACAACTCCATCTTTCCAAACTGCAGTTTGCTTGCCGTGGCCAGACACCGGGCGTTCGATTTTTGTTGGAACACCATTTTTAATTACATAAATGCAATTCTGAGTAATGTCTATAATAGCTGTTTTTTTGTCTTGATTACTCTTCAAATTGACCCCTCCCAGTGTGGTATACTTAAGTTAGCGAGTAAGTTTGCCGTCCTGGAAGGGGCGGCTTTTTATTTTAGTAACTTAAATGCCGTTCTAAGCAAGGATTTTTTAGCCTTATTGGCAGCTACCCTTTTAACAATTGTCCCGTTTGTGACTGCATTAACGTTTCCGTAAAAGTTCTGAGCTTTGTCAACTCGCTTTGCTAATCTCGATAAACTTCTTAACATGACTTACTCACTCCTTAGTTTTATTTTCTTGCCCGTGGCCAGCGATGATCCCCTTTTCTTGGCGGCTTCTTTTGATAACCGATAAACCCTTTCTTATGCTTCGTTTTATCAATCCTCTCAATATCTTCCTGGGTAACTTTTCTTGTTACTACTTCATTCATAGTTCATTTCCTACTTTCCATCGTCTTGGGACTAACCTTGGTACACCAATGCTCTTTTCTTTCAGCCTATAACGACCGTTTCTGAAGTATCGTTGGATTGTTGCTTGTCCAGATGTAAACATAAAGCATGAATGATCATATTTCCGGATTTCCTTATGTCCTATAAGGTTGTTTGCGATTTGTTGCCGACAGTAAAACTTTCTTCGGAAATAAGGATGATCGACAGCAAAGATATGCTTGCACTCAGCGCACAGTTTCCCAGGCTGTCCTTTATATTTTTTCCTCCGTGATACTTCAGAAATATCAAACAAATGAAGATATTCAATGTCCATAAAATCACCTCAGTAACCATTTTTCTGTCGTTGGTGATTCACCTGGTTTTTCTCATAGTAAGCCTGTTTCACTGTCTCTTCGTTAAAACCAAACATGTAGCCGAGCTTTATTAAATAATTGAAGAGCATTTCAATGTTTTTGTGTTGGTTCTCTTTTCTCACATACGGTAAGGTTGCAATTAACTGAGCAATTCCTAAAACCAGGTTGTTTAGATCGTAGCTTCCTGGATCTTTGTATTCGTGCTCATGATATCCGTAGTCATTAGCATTGGATAAAGTAAAGTGTATGGAGTCGATGTATTCTTCTAGCAATGGGTTGAAAAACTCTGTATCCATGCCGTCTTCTCTTATATTGCTAATCCGAACATCTTTGGTCCTCGGCTTCTGATTCTCACTCCAAAACTTGAAGAACCTAGCCTCATTCACACATTCAAATAATTCGGTTAATAGTGACACTGCTTTCTTCTTCGATAAATCTTTTCCTTGCAAATTGTGTTCCTGGATAATATGTTCATCCAATTTCTTTTGTACTGGAAATAATTCATTTAAATTCAAACTGCATCCCCCTTAATTTGACTAATACGAATCGCAATTCCTCCGCCTTTCCTGCCATCGTTGTAAAAAGTGAGGTGAAACAGAGCGAGAAATACTTCGTTCTCATCCCTTTTCAGCTTCTTTGAGATAATAGGTAGATTAACACCCTGCATCCATAATCTTTTAATCTCAGCTAATTCTGAGCGAGAAAACAACAAGTCGAAACGGTCTAATATGATTACTGACTCACCTGGCTCGTTTTTCATGTAGTTTTCAAGTCCGGCAATTGTTTGACTTTCAGACCACATCTGCTTATCTAGTTGTTGCTGATTCATGTTGACCCTCCGCCTTTTCTAGTCTTGCCAGGAGATATTGTTCCTGGGTTTTCTGCTGCTTGATGTACTGGTTGAGTTCTTCGATTTCATACTTTTGATTTTCGTTTTCTTTCAGCAGGTTAGATATGTCTACTTTTTGTAAATACTCAGTATGGAAATAGCCACTATAACCTTCAAGGAAAACAACAGGAGCACCACTCGAACTTTTAAGCTCGTCTCTTCGACAAAACCATATCCGCCCTTTATGCCCCTTTGCCTCCATACATGTATGCATTACAACAGCATCACCTTGTTTTAATCCTGTATCTGTCACGCCGTAACGACCTCCTTTTGCGCTTCTAAGTTATCAAGTTTGTAATCCATCATTTTCTGAAAGCAATTCTCACATATTGGCACCTGGCGCGGGGAAACAAGAGTCACTGCACACTCAACACATTTATTCATTTAAAGTCCTCCACAGGTTATTTTTTTTGGTTCGACTTCATGTATTTAGATATTGTTTATATTCAGCCATTTAAAAGCTTTGTCCATTCCTTGCCGGTTAAAGTTTAATCTGAAGGTGCTAAAATCATCGGGGAGCTCAGGGATGTCACGAACAATGGTTACAAGTTTTTTGCTGAGATCTACGTCCGACCTGCCATCCTCCAGTTTCTTGCTGTACCGTTCGAATTTCTTATCAAAGTTTTCAAGGTTCTCGTATATTCCGTCCAAACCCTTATATTGTTGTACTAATGGCAGAGCAGCCTTTTCACCTACCCCTTTACAGCCAGGTATGTTGTCTGAGCTTTTTCCTGTTTCACCAAGTAAAGCCTTAACGTCAATCCACTGAGAAGGTTTTATTCCATATTCATTCTCGAATGATACGGCCGAAAAGTGAATGTCCTCCCTATTTTTACTAAGGACCTGTACTATTCGTTTGTCTTCATCCAGTAATTGAAAGAGGTCTTTATCGGATGAATATATATAGCAGCTTCCCTTGTCTGTAATGCTTGTCCACTTCTTAGAAAGAGCCCCGATCAGGTCGTCAGCTTCATAAGGAAGCATCTTCAACTGTGGAATATTCATCATTTTTAATGCTTCTTCCGTTGTTTCGAATTGTTGTTTTAGTTCTGGTTCCGTTTCGCCACGCAAACCCTTGTACTCCGGATATATCTCTCGCCGGAAGGTTTCAGCTCTTCCCACGTCCCAGCAAACAACTACATGATTAGTGTTAAATTGCTTTATCAGCCTTAACATTTTTTTGATGAAGACATAAACCCCGTTTGTATAAAGTCCTTCTTGATTTTGAAGCAACTTTCCCCGGAAGCTTGTGGCAAAGTACCCTCTGGAAAGTAAATTGGCTCCATCAATTAGTAAAAGATTGTCAATGGTAATCTGGTTCTTCTTTTCTTTTTCCACCACTCTCTTAAGGCTAAGGATTAAGCTGCCATCCTTAATGTTTGCTGAGAGTAACGATTTCCTTTGCTGTTTATAGGCTTCAACCTTCATTGAGTTTAGTAACTCTATCAGACTATTAACATCCAATCCTATAAGTTTAGAGCTCTTTAGCTGTACAATGTCGCCTTGTGAAGTGGATGTTATATGTGTATCACTATTCCTGGCAATGTCGGTAGATAAGGTGACTATCAGGCGGTGGTTCTTGATTTCAACATTCGCAACAGAATAATTCTTATCTTGTCTCGATAAAGCCCTGGATAAGGAATTGATTTCAGCTTCAAATGTTTTGGGAGAAGCCTTATGTGTGGCCATTTGTACAAAGTGTTCCATCACATCCTCCTTTAAAACAGAGCTAATTGTTCAAATTTCACCTCAGTTTCAGGTTTGGTCTCTTCTTCCTCCTGGATCACTTCAAAGTGCTTTGCCCGATAGCAGCCGAAGTGACTTCTTTTGCTGTTGAACCTTGATGCGTAGAAGTGATTTTCTCCGTTCGGAAAAAGAAAATATTTCTTCCCTTCCTGTAGGGTTAAAGTGTCGCCTTTATCGATGCAGATTCCTTGCATCATGGATGCCTCCTTTTAATCGTCTTTGCCTCCGTTCAAATAATGCACACGTTCAGCAGCTTTTTCTCTACTTCCGTGGTCGCTCTCAGGATTCCACTGTCCTTCTGGATCATAAAAACCGACAGTATAAAGGCCCGGCTCTGAATTAATGTAAACCCACTTCATTTTTTATCACTCCTATTTTGTATTAGGGAAATATGATGAGTATCAATACAGTAATTAATATATTTCTGATTAACCTTCCATCCAGCATCAAGGAAATCACAGAGAAGAAAATCAATCTCACAGGTTATATGCATATCCAGTTCCATCATCCGATCAATAGTTTCAGATACATACTCAAGATTTTCTTTTGTGAGATTCTTCTCCCTATGCATCTTATAGATCTCCATTTTTCGTAAGTTAACCTGGTAGATAGTCAGTTTAGGATCTTCTTCCTGAATAATTTCGTACTCTTTTGTGTTAAAGAGACTCATGTCTTAATCTCCTTCAGCTCAGGTAGTCTCACATACTCAACTTCCAGTTCTTGCAGAGTAAGCTTCCTCAGTGGCCGTCCGTCTCTCGCCTCGAAAAATCCCTGCCGTTCAAGTTCCTGGATAAGTATTGCTCGCCTTAAGAGCATCAGCTTACCTCCTTCGCCTTTTCTGTTAATCTTTCATACCGTTCCTCAAATCGTTTCCTTCTTGCTGCACGTTCTTCAGGCGGACAATCGTAACAGTGGTGGAACTTAACAGCAGCCCCCTCAGTGATATGGATAACTCCTTTTCCTCCGCACGTATTACACATGCAGCTCACCTACTTTCCCTGGAACAATAAATGCTCCAGATCCTCATTTTCCTTTTTGGCTTTATCCGACCTTATACACTCTTCAGGCATTTCAATTTCAACTGCCATTTCTTCCACCCGGCTCTGGATCCGTCCCTGCCTGTAGATGCTGTCTAACTCACTTATCCTGTAGTTAGAAGAAAAAATGGTAATTTTCTTAGACTCCATCCGGCTGTTTACAAGCGTTGTCATCGTCCGTTCAATCCATCCACTTTTGTCTTCCAGCATTTCCACTCCTAAGTCATCCAAAATTAGCAGGTCAGCATCCATGTACATTTCCATTACGTCATGGCTGGTAACTGAGGTGTTCTTATTCCCCCAGGTACGTTGCATGGATTTAAGGAGTAAGTCCGTTTGGATGTAGATGGATTTCACTTCAGAGTGCCTGGAATTAATAGCATTGCTGATACTTGATATAAGCCTTGTCTTTCCACTGCCTTTCATCCGGCTATAGAAATATAATCCCTTGCCTTGTTTCTGCATTTCGCTGAAGAACCAGACAAAGTTTTTAGCCGCGGTTTTAGCCAGCTTTGCTATCTCCTGCGACTCTTGTTTCTTGTAAATGCACACGTCAAAGTTATTAATAGTCGCATCCCTGAAGTTTTCCGGTACATGGGAGTAATGTATCTTTGATTGTATTTCCTTCTGCTTCAGGCATTTACAAGGCTCTTTCCATTCATCCATGACCGGTTCATGCCGAAGTCGCCAATCCTTCCACCAGATCCAACCGGAGCCATCACACTCGTTAAACTGGCAATTATCATTCGGAGTAGTAATTTTAGTTTTTCCTACCTTCAAGGATTCGCTTCCGGCGTTCAAGCGCTTCGCTAGGGCTGGGCTTTTCTTCGCCAGGTCCTGTAATATTTGGCTGAGTGTTTCCATGATTGCCACCGCCACCCTTCTTTCGGTTCTTGAATTCTAGGATTAATGCCTCAACCTGTTTCTTTGTTTTAGCCCCACTCTGGCACCAATCTTTTAGAATCTGGCTGACGTAGTTAAAGTTACGGACATTGTTTTCAAGTGCTATTTGCATCGCCAGGATAATTATTTCCTCTGGATCATCGAAGCATTCTTCGTCCAGCCACATGGTGATTTTCTCTGACATATAGCTGCTTAACATCCCGAAGTTTTGTTGGTAAAAATCAAATGGATTAGTACGCGCTTTTTCTTCTTCTTTTTCTAATGTATTAATCTCTGTAGTAATCTCTGTATTTGTCCCCACTTTGAAATGGGGAGACCCCTCATTTTGAAATGGGGAGGGTGGTTCGTTTGAAATGGGGAGGGTCTTATGTTTTAAAGTGAACGTGATCTCTTCGATTTTTTCTGGAACAGGTCCAACAAACATCACATTGTTATAGGCTTGTCCATTGATTACAAGATCCCTAAATTCTCGTCTGACATATCCTTCAGCTACTAAGTAATCAAAGGCACTTTTCACTTGTAATTTAGTAACTCCGTATTGATCAGCAAAAGCCTGGTAGTTACGTTGCAACATGTCATTTGCAAACTTCTTTTTTACTCTTAATACGGATCCTGTGACCTCGTCTCTCTCAATCGTAGGACGGTACCAGTAAACAATGTCGGCAAGGATAAAGATTGCTGTTGTGTGAGGCTTGCCATTTTTAAACGTGATGTGCTGAAACCAAGGGAAGGGTATAACTGTCCCAGATATGTGCAGCCTCCCAATTGAATCAACAACTGCATTCCCTGTATTCATGATGTGCTTGTCCCCCTTTAGGACTCTCCAATTTTGGCGAGTCCCCATTCTCTAATGAATTTCAATGCGTCCTCATAATCTATGGATCTAATATCCCTGTAAGAATCTACCTCAAATATGGCTTTCATATCATGGTAAATTTGTGCGTAATACTTTCTTCGCCCTTTATCTTTAACATGGGGAAAAAGTGAGTGTATGCGTTCCTGGACAGCTTTTTGTATTTCCCTTTGCTGGCGGAATTTTATAGTAATGCGGTCTTCATATTCCTCTAACAATGTTCCTGTATTAGAGGAGTGTTCCATTGATTCAAGCACTTTTCTCTGACTCTCCAAATCTGTGCGCATCCTCTGAAACTCGATAATATAGCGCTCTTTGAACTTCATGGCTTCTTTTCCGGTGTATCCCATCGCCAGCATATAGAAGCCGTTTTCGGTTACGATAAATAGAGGCATTTCTCGTCCCTGCTTGTTCTCGTAAATCGACTCTCCAAAATTGAGCGAGTGGAATTGTTCAGAACATTGAAGATTTCGAATGTCTCTTAATACCTTGTCATGGCGCTTTTCAAAAACATTAGCAATGGTTATAGAATCGGTTACCACCTGTTGCTCCTGGGTGGTGTAAACAAGATCAATAGCTTGTTCCACGTCCCTGCCTCCTTTCGAGTTTGTTTAGGTTGGTTAAATATTTTTGTCTTCTTTCTTGGCCGGGTTTATCTCTTCCAGTTCAGCCAGAATTTCTTTGGCCGTATCATATGAGTTAACAAACTCGCCCCGGTACTTCACTTCGTGGTGTAAAGAAAGTAATAACAAAGATTGTGCATGTTCATAATCAAAATAAAAATTTGTAGCATACAAGCCACGTTCTAAAAATAACTTAACTGCTCGATTGAAATTTTCGACGTACTTATCAAGTGCTGATTCAAGTACATTCTGTGGAATGTTTAGCCCTTCAGTTTCCAAATACTTCTCCAACGTAAAATCAGAACGCCTTAACATTTATCTTCACCTTCCTTTCTGGTGCCGGCTGCACCGATCAGTTCATATCAGAGGATTGTGAAGGAGGAGGCGAAAACCAATCATGATATGAACCCATCGGCAAAGCCGGATGGCTTGCCTTGAAATCGAAAGGGGGGTATAATCGAATTAGGTTAAATATTTTTTTGTTCTTTCTACAGCTGATCGTTCACGCGGTCAGCTCTTTCTTTTTGTTTACCTTCGGACCATTATCTCTCTGAAAGATAATCCTCTTAATGTCTACTTCGTGCGCAATGTTAATCAAGAGCTGTCTGCGTTCTTTCATTTCACTTGCTCCAAATTTTTTGAATAACATAATGCTCGTCCTCTTCAATGCCAGAGAAATCTGTCTCATTCCCATTCCGTCCAGTTCTGCTTCCTTTTTAAACCGAACAACCTTTGCAAAGTCCAGATCGAACAGGTCACGTTCTGGTTGAGTTAGAGTATCTCTATAAGTTTGCATGGAGCTTATGACGGTCCTTACTTTCTTGTTACTAAAATCTTTCAATGGTTTAGTTTTCATATTATCCTCCAAATATTCTAGCTATAATTTCCAAGCCTTGAATTATTGTATTTGGATCGATTCCAATTAAAGTTGCAATCATTATGTCCTGGGCATTTGTGTGTTTTGCCCACTGTATAAAAGTTGGAACGTCAATGACTTGCCTATCATTCTCAAGTTTTGATATCGTACTACGCGGTAAGTAAAGTCTTTCTGCTAGAGCTTCCTGAGATAGTCCTTTTCGCTTCCTTGCCGCCTTCAAAACGACGCCGAGGTTCACCGTGTCACCCCCTCCTGTTCCATATTCGAACTGTTCTATTAGGGAACAGACTTCCAAAATTTTTAAATATAAAATTATCAATAGGAAGGAACTTGACCAACCTCCACATACATAGTGGCTTGATTCTTGATCCAGTTATCAATGGTTTCTTTTGAAAAGAAAATGCGGGCTCTAACTCTTAGATGAGGAATCTGCTTTTCCCTAACCATTGTGTAGATCGTGTCTGTGTGTACACCGATATAATCAGCAACTTCTTTCACTGTCATTGTCTGGCGTTGCATTCTTTAATCCTCCTTTCAGGCTGAGCTAGTATTTGTATGAGAATCTTGTACTTTATTTCCAAATAAATAAGTTACATCTTTCTCTAAAACCTTTGCAGTCTCAATAGCTGCACTTAAAGTAGGCGAAGAGTGTCCATTTTCCCAATTTGCAACTGTTTGTTTACCACTATAACCAAGCATTTTAGCCAATTTTTCTTGAGTTAACCCTTTGTCTTTTCTCGCTTGAATAAGATTTTTATTTCTCTTCGTGTTTGTCAT